GCAGTCGACGGGGTTGAAGGTCACGCCCTCGAGGTTGTTCCCCATCCGGTCCTCGTGGATCAGGGTCACGGTCATCTGCTGCGAGTCGTAGGTCACGTCAGAAAAGGTGAAGCTGACGGGCCCGTACTCGATGACGTTCGGGGTGTCGGCTAGGACGATCCAGAGGGTGACCACCGGGGGAGACGTAAGGGGCCGGATGAGCTCGACCATCGACTGGTCGACGCCGTCGGCGATCAGCTGGGTGGTATTATCGCCTCCCTGGGAGTCCTTGGGCAGGAAGATGTTGAAGGGGAACGACTGGTAGGTGTTCGACGATCCTTCGACCGTGGACACGACGTCCTCGGTGTTCCTGGCAAGCCGAACAGGAGAAGCGATCCCTCCACCGGAGATCTTGATGATCGGCAAGAACACCTTGTCGGTCTGGGGCGAGAACATGGCGATCTTGGCCGCCGCCGAGAGCGAGGAAATCCGGCTCACGGCACGGTCTCCAAATCAAGGGTCACGATGACGTAGACCCCGCCGGCCGGGACCATGGCCGGGGGCGAGACGAAACGGAAGTTCGTCGCGGCGTAGGTGCTGGGATGGGTCCAGCTGAACGGAAGCGCCGACCCTAGCGTCGTGTAGTAGAACGTGCGAAGCGCCGTCCACTGGGTTCTGGTCATCAGCATCGTCCCACGGATCGACTCGTTCACGGCAGAGAAGCGGCGCCGAGCTTTCACCGGCCCGGCGTCCATCTGGGTACGCAGTACGTTTGCGGTGAGGGATTCGGAGTAGGCGTCGGAGCGGAAGACCTGCGGGAGGCCGACGGGCCATGCGGGATAGCTCATGTTCTGGACCTTCCAAGGGGGGCAACTCCGAAGCGGTTGGTCATGGCCTGGTCAGCGCCACCGGAGGCAATGATCCCGGAGACCATGGGTTTGAGCACGAGCATCAGCTGGCGGGTTCCGCTTGGTGTTTGGGTCTCCCGGGCCTGGGCCTCGACCTGAACCCCGGACTGGTTGATCAGGCTCACCGAGATCGGGGAACTCGAGTACGACTGGGACGGCGACGGGGCGACGCTCCTCGAAGACGAGCGCGGGGAGGAGTCGGAGGAGGCCGCGCCGACGGCGCCGCCGGCCATGGCGATTCCGCCGCCAGCAGCAATCATTCCCCAGGCCGCCGGGTTGAGAGTCGAAGTCTCGATGAGCATCTTGAGGCCAGCCGTGATCAGCAGTTGTCCGACCTGCTTCGCCATGTCGACGCCCATCTGGAGCATCGCTTGGCCAAAGGCCTCACCAGCATCCGCCCCCGTGGCCAAGGCCGCCCCGATGTCCTCGAAGCCGTTGGCGATCCCCTGGGCCGCGATGTTCTGCATGGTGGCGTCGATCCTGTCGAATGTGTCGGCCATCAAAGTTGCTTGGTCGATGGTGATGCCTAAAGCGTCGCGGAATGACAGGATCGCCATGGTCCGTTCGTCCCACTCTTCCTTCGGCGTCTTACCCTCGTACCCTGCTCGGTTGGCACCGTTCATGGCCTGCTTCAGCGGGTCGCCTTCAAGCTCACCAGGGCCCCAAGATGCTTGCTTCACTGGGTCGGTGTAGGAAAACCGGTTGGCTTCAGCAAGGGCCGCCAGGAAAGGGCTGGAGTTTACGGGAGCTTCCTTGAAGATCCCGAGCTTGAGGCGCTCCTCGTATGTGGCGGCGTCGACGTAGTTGGTGTTGTAGATGCCGGCGTTAGCCGAGATCTTTGCGACCTCAGCAGATGTCTTCTCAGCAAGGCTTGCCGCCTTCTTCAACTCGTTGAGCCTTCCAAGAATCGCAGACTCCAGACGGTTCAGTTCGACTTCAGCAAGTTTCTCAAACCAGCCAGCCTTGCCACCGAAGAACCCTTCACCAGCCTGGATCTTGTCGATCTGGTTCTGAAGATCGATAAGCTGAGTCATGGTGAGGCCTGAAACGGCGCCGGACTTGTCCTTTGCATCGAGGAATTCGCCGAAGAACAGCGAAACTCTCGAGCCCGACATGGTGTCGAAAAGCTCCGTCATCTGCCTGATGAGAGGGCTCAGGTCCGAGGCCGCAAGCCTGCCCATGGATTCTTGCAGGTTGTCGATCGCATTTTGGAAGCGGACCACGTTGCCAGCGTCCCCGCTACCCATCTGCTGAGCAGTCCCGCCAACCTTGGCCCGAAGTGCGTCCAATGTCGCAGACCAGGCTTCAGTAGCGTCACCGGCTTCATACATCTTCCTGATGTTACCTTCGATCTCTTCTGAGAGAACGACGCCAGACCGCTTCAGCACCGTCAGCCCATCGGCCCCCATTTCAGCAGCTTTCCCGAGGGCCTGCATCGAAGAAGTGACACTGCCGTCGAAGAGTTGGGCCATGTCGAGCGCGACTTCCAGCGTAGGCTCTAGGGCATTCCCTCTCAGTCGCTCGTAGGTGAGGCCTAGGGCCTCGGCGGCCTTGATCTGGTCATCGTCGACGTTGGTGAGTCCGGATAACCGATAGGCCATCCCTTCCAGCTGATCAGCGGTAACCCCGGCCTCATCCCCAACGGCGCGAAGGACGGCCGTCAACTTGTTGGACGAAGCCTCACCGGAGATAAACTCCCTGGTCAGCTCTCCAGACGCGGCCTTGACGGCGTTGAACGCCTTCGCCGCAAGCTCGACTGCGGAATTCAGCTCCGTGAAGCTAACCTTGTGCTTCTTGTTCTGGTCCTCAGACCGCTTGCCGGCCTCGGTCAGCTGGTCGAGACGGACCTTCCCGTTGACAACGCCATCGGAATCGATCTCGAGGACGAGTTTTGCAAGATCAGCCATCGACTCCCCCTCCGCTTCCGCGCTTGAGCAACTTCCGTTGCTCGTCCCTCATCGATCGGTCCATCGCCAGGAGCGCTTCTGACTCCCAAGGCTCCAGGGCCTCGCCGCTCATTTCCACGAACGACCGCAACTCGGCCCAGGTCAGCGGCTCGGCCCCCTGGACTCGCAAGAAGACCTCCCAGACGCGCTGGCCTTCCGCCGGAAGCTCGACACGGTCGAGTTCCTCGGGCTTCGTCCACGGCTCACCGCCGACCTGCTCCCAGACGTTCTCGAGCTTCTGGGCCTCGGTCGGGCTCTCCTGGTCCATCGGGTCCGAAGGGCTGTCGAGCCTCACCCAGATCCTGACCGCCTCACACAGGCTGGCGGTCAGCTCCGCAAAAAACGATCACCGTCGAGGATGAACGCCAGAACCTTCCGGGAAAGCCACTCCTGCTTGGCGAAGAGTTTCCCGGCGGACTCGGGGGTGAACTCCACCTTAGAACCGGTCCAGCCGGTGGTAGCCGCCTTGGCCATGCCGGCGGTGTACTCGGCCTGCTCTTCCTCGCTCCAAACCTTCGAAGGGTGGAGCTTACGGAAGCGTTTGTTGAACTCCTGGACGGGCTTGGAGTTCATGCCCAAAAGCGTCAGCGTGAAGGGCTGGAAGGCCTTCCCTTCGCCGGTCCCAAAGGCTTCACCGGCGGGGTCCGGGTTGGTAACCACGAACTCCACGCCCTCTTCGGTCAGGTCTCGAATCTCGCTGTCGAAAATGTCCATGGTTCTTCCTTAGGCCGGGGTTCGGGCGATCTGGATGTGGTAGGCGTTCACGGGGTCGCGGAGCGCCTGGAAGGGGTACTTGTAGCTGACGTTTTTCTTCGAGAATTGCTCGTCGGCCGAGAGGTACCGGTCGCGGGGGAGCGTGTACTCGTAGGAGTTGCCGGCGTAGTCGGTGTTGGTCACGACGATGGCGGTCTCGGTGCCGTTGGTGAACTTGTCCAGCAGAGTCTTGTCCCTGAGGTAGACGTCGAGCGAACCGGTGACCACGGTGTCGTCCTCGATCAGCTCGGACGCCGAGGTCTGGAACAGGCCGAAGTTCTGGGTCAGAGCGTTGTCGACCATGACCTCGAAGGCAGGAATGATCCCGGGGCTGGATCCGCCCTCGGTCATCGAACCGATCAGGGTGTCGAAGGACTTGTTGCCGGTGGGCTGGACGACCGAGTTGGCCACGCTGGCCGCGTTGTTCCCGTTGAACCCGAGGCCGAGGAGGTCGAAGCTGACCTTGACCAGTCCGCTGGGGGCCATCGAGAGCGACAGCTTGGAAACCATCATGCCGAGGCCGGAGGTGAAGATCGAAGCGTCGGTCTGCCGCCTCTCGAAGGCGAAGGTCTTGGGGACGACCGAATCACGGAGGAACTGCTTCTGCCGCAGGCGCAGGGACGTGGCGGCCGACGCGACGACGCCGGTGACACCAAGAGCCAAGGCGGTCACGGAGGCCACGACAAAGGTGGCGTTGTTGCCGGCCTGGACTCCGTCACCGGAAACGACCACGGTGTCGCCAACGGCCCAGCCATCGGTCACGAACGAGCCAGCGGCACGGGTGATGGTGTTCGATGTGATGGTAAGCCCCGACACAGTGGTGGCGATGGGGGCCGCGGGCTCGGCCAAGACGACCGTGACGCTCGTGGTGGCCTCGGCAGCGAGACCGGTCAGGGTCAAGGCGCTCGCCGTGAGGCTGGCAATCGTCCAGATCTTCTTGTTGGCGGCGGTGCTCATTCCCTGGATCCGGACACGGTCACCGGCCCGGAATCCGTCGGTGATCCAGGACCCAGAGCCCCGGGTGAGAGTGTTCAGCGTGATAGTGACGGCCAAGGTCTGGGGGAGCAAAGCGGCCAGGCCAACCTTATGGGTCCAGACGCCGAAGAGAGCCCCGGCCAGCAGTTGGTCGTAGTCCTTGAAGCAGAGGGAGGCCTGGACGTCTCCGGCGACCTTGTTGGCGCCGAGGTAGACGTTCCGCACCGATCGGTCGGCGAAGAACTCGGGATTGTCGATCTTGTCCCGGGTCAGCTGTACGATTTTCCCACCAGTGGTGGGGATGATCTGGAAGGCCGGCTGGTACGGAAGAACTCCGGGGTCGACCTCTTCGCAGAACGCCGGTTCACGGCGGGAACCTCTGGCCATGGTGGCCTCCTCTAGAGCTCCGACCGGTACTCGACACGGACGGGCACGTGGTAGAACTTCTCCTCGACTATGGCGGGGAGAGCGTAGGACTTCTCAAAAATGACCGTCGCCGTGCCGTAGGTCGCCGACCCACCTCGAGGGAACGCCGCCAGGATCAGCGCAGCCAGGTCCATGGCTGGTCCGTCGCCAACGTCCTTTACCGTGAAGATGCTGATCTGGTAGATCCCGACATGCTGATCGGGAGCGGAGTCCCCAAGACCGGCCGGCTCGGGGATGCCGGGGAGCACAGTCGGCCTGAACCACGGCGTTAAGGCGGTGGACGGGTCGAAGGCCTTATTCGGCCACTCGATCCGGGCTGTCCAGCCTTGCGCGGTGGCCAGGGTGTTGAAGGTCGTCGTCAGGGCCTTGTTGATGTCGTCAGGATTCGGCGTCGGCATTCTGATTCCCCTCTACCTGGCCGGCGACTTGCTCGGCGAGGCCTTCGAACTCGGCAACGGTGATTGCGACCATCCCCTGGGGGGCCTGGCCGGAGTGCCCGTTTTCCAGGGCTTCGATGTACGGCAGGTTGTTTGTCAGGAAAAT